GTATAGATTCGCTAGCATGGATGCGGTACGAGCTCGGGCGCTATCTCTCCTGGAGTCATTGGCTTCTATCAACGATCCACGGAATAGTAGGGATTTAGGCTCAATAAACGGATTAGCTTTGTTTTGCACTAAATATAATGCAACGTCAGAACGCGTTCTCACAATTACACCTAGTACACAAGACGAGCACACGACCTGCTTTTTTGCTGCGCTTGACATCATTTCAGCCGTGACAGGGATCGGATTCATGAATAGATATAATGGGTATACACCGAATGCGCAGGTAATTTCAATATTAGCTCGAGAGGACATGCCTTACACAATTTCTGATTATCGGATGGCATTACGGATACGTCACGAGGTCCAAGCGGGAAGTAATTATACACGCTTTACAGCACCCTATCCGGAGAATCAAACTGTTGTACCACCAGGATACTTTAATCGAGCTGCGGGAGCAGGCCATGTTGCTTACCCTGTCACCTATAACACAATCGAGGTTCCTATGAATGGTGGAGAGCGTCACGATTACACACGTCACATTCGCCCTGGGGCGGCTGGTCTTACGCGGTACGTAATCTCATGGAGAGGGTATCTACGGTTCACAGGACATAATAACGCCATGGTTGATGGATCGGTAAATCTTCGGGTATTGAAAAATGCAGCTACACCATTGCGGGCGGGTGAATTACATGAGATTACACCAAACCAGACATTAACTATACATAACACGAACGCAAATCTTCCGGCTATAGTATCCATAACATGTCATGAGTATTCTGTAGCTGGCCATACGAATCACGTGTACCCAGGCATGGAGGCAGATCTTGCTGCAGTATATTCATACTTAGACGCAGATTGGCACGCTTTGAGAACATATATAATGGTGGAGTCGAACCTGCCGCCCCATCATCCACCTATTGAGGCAATCGACACGGAGGAGCAAGTTCTTGCCATTGCTTTGACAGGTCGCTTATATGATGTATATATTGCGCACCAGCCACGCTTGATAGCGGTAGCAGCACAGGGAAGAGGACGACAGGGGAGACAAGCGGCGATCGTCAACGCTATGGGGGCGCCATAATGTGTGTGCTCCACCACATATTATCCTCATAACACGCACCATCCACTGCGAGGGTGACTGGTTCCCTCCTTGGGATGCTACGAATCAAAGGATAC